CAATAGGTATTATTCCTCCCGATGGATTAACCAAAATTGCAACGGCATACAAAAGCGGAGATAGTGTAATTTATATGAATGGTTCGGTTGTGGGGTCAGTTAATACGTCAACATTTAGCGGTTCATCTTTTGCTGATTTAAATTTTTTCAGAAACACATTAAAACCCGAATTGTATCTTAACCAAGCAATCCTTTTCCCTACCCGTTTAACCAATGACCAATTAGAAGAATTAACAAAATGAGTTTATTAAATAAAGCGAGTTTAATACAAATACCAAGCGGCTACAAAGATGGCACGTTATATAGTGCCAAGCCTACTAATGGCGATGGAGATTTCACGTTTAGTCGTGGTTCTAACTTAGCGGCTACCCGTGTTAATAGTGAAGGGTTAATTGAGAAGGGGAGGGAGAATCTGTTGAAATATTCAGGCGACTTAACCCAAAGCCAATGGGAAAATATTCGTACTACTGACACAACAGGTCATACAGGATATGATGGTACAACTGATGCTTTCAAAATCATCCCTACGATTGACAACAATACTCACCGATTAGACTATAATGATACTTGGACTACAGGTCAATTATACACATTTAGTTTATATGCAAAGGCAGATGGATATAATACTATTGATGTAGTTATTGGAGATACTTCTGTAAGTAGTAATTATGGTAGATTTAATTTAAGTACAGGTACGGCATCCAATGTAGGGGCAAGTATTGCCACATCTATGGAGGATTTAGGTGGTGGATGGTATAGATGTCAAACGGCTCAATTAAGTGGTTCTACGACACGAATCAATATTGGTATCAATGATGGCACTACTCAATCCTATGCAGGAGATGGCACTTCAGGAGTGTTAATTCAGCATCCTCAACTTGAACAAGGCTTAGTAGCAACCGACTACATAGAAACAACCACCACAACAGAACAAGCGGGTATTCTTGAGGATATGCCACGCCTTGACTATTCGGGTGGGGCTACTTGTGGTCATCTCCTTTTAGAGCCACAGAGGACGAATTTGGTTTTTCCAAGCGAAGACATAACCGCGTGGTCAACGGGTGGAATGACAAACACCGCAAACCAAACAACAAGCCCCGATGGAACTCAAAACGCAGGTAAATCAACCATAGGAACTGCAACGAGGTATTTTGATTCAACTCTTAAGAATCTTACAACTGTAAATGGCACAGCCTATACTACTTCATTTTTTGCCAAAAAAGGCACGGGCATTGAAGCGGTGTATTTTTATCAAGGGGATGGTGGGCTTATTGCAAAATGGAACTTGAACAATGGTACATATATTGGACACGCCCCCGCAAATGGTTATTCCGCGTTTACTTCACAAACATCGGAAAGTTTTGGCAATGGATGGTATCGGTTTACTGCAACCTACACCGCTACAAGTACCTCAGGAAACTATACAATTGGAGTCAGCACAAACACAAATGATTCTGTAACCCCCCTCACGGGCAACGGGACGGATTTTGTTTATGTGTGGGGTTTGCAATATGAGGCGGGAAGTTATAGCACAAGCCTCATACCTACCTATGGAAGTAGTGTAACGAGGTCGGCTGATTCTTGTAGTAAGACGGGTATTAGTTCGTTGATAGGTGGAACAAGTGGAACAGTCTTTTTTGATATTACAACAAACCCAGTTTTAACAAGTGCAAGTTATAAGCAGTTTTTTTATTATACTGATTCATCCGCAAATCAAGGGTATATGTATTTAAATAGTGGTAATGTAATTGTAACAAATCCACCTTTCGGAAATTTGTCATCTTCCATAACATTAACCGCAAACACACGTTATAAAATTGCCTTGACCTATGCAAATAATGATTTTGCTATATATGTCAATGGAACAAGTGTTGCAACGGCATCAAGTGGCACATCTTGGGATTTTGAAAATTTATTAAGTCTTGGAAGTTATACGGGAGTGTCCGAATTTAATGAATTTAAATTTAACCAATATACACACTTTAAAACCCGCCTAACCAACGACGAATTAGCATCTTTAACAACAATCTAAAATGTTCAGAAAATATTCATTTACAAACGAAACAGAAGCCAACACCTTTATCGATGGATTAGGCGTTGACGAGGAAGGTAACCCAAGTCATCCTCATAGCATCGTGCGATTGGGAAACATAGTCCTAACCGAAGGCGAATACGATTCAGAGGGCGAAGTAATCACCGAACCCGTTATGTCAACCACCTATCACGTTGATGTACTTTGGAAAGGCGAAGCGGTAAGTTCTTGGGATTCTAAGATGGTGTGGTGTAAGCCCGTCGGAATACACGTTTTTGGTTCATCAAGTGCTATTGCTGAATGGACTGAGAAATGTAAAGAACTGCACCCCGAATATTTCCCAGAACCAAGTGAAGAGATATGAAAACCTTTTTAGACGAAATAGGAATAAATATAATGCAATCAATAGCGGGGCTTTTTGGCTCGTTGTTATTGCTCGGGAAGGGTTCGGCAAAGAATATCAAGCAAACGTTTTTTGCTATCATCACGGGGGTTGCAAGTGCTAACTACATTACACCCGTTGTATGTGCGGCTTTGTCTATATCTGAAACTAACTATCAAAATGGTGTCGCTTTTATTCTTGGGTTCTTAGGACTAAAGGGAGTTGAGGCGGTGGCGAAACGTTTCTTTAAAGAAAAAATAGATGCAGATAATTAACGAATTGGCTAACTTACTAATATGCGTGAATGCGACGTTGTTTTACATCTTCGTATTTGGGCGTGATATAAAGGCATTGGCTAAACTAAACTTGATTGAACAAGCTATGTTACGAGTAGGCTTGGCTATCCCAGCGTTAGGGGCGTTGTATAACGTCTTAACGGCTCAATACCCACCTATTCCCGAAATACTTATAAATATCGGATATGCCTCGTTATGGACATGGGCTTCGATGTTTCATTATCATACCTTTGTAAAGAATGGAAAATAGTATATACAGACTGAACTTTGCAGAGTCATCTCTGCCTACGTTTAAAGAGAACAAAGCAAAAGGGTTCATTACCTTTGGGGCTGACAATCTCTACCCCAATACACTGATAGACCTGTTCAATAAGTCACCAAAGCACTCGGCTATTGTAACGCAGAAAGCCGCTTATTTAGCAGGTGACAAGACTGAGATAATCGGTCAATCTACTGAGGACATCGCAAAGGCTCAGGAGTATATGCAGAACATCAACTCTTATGAGTCTTTTGAATCTATAAAAAAGAAGATTGCTCAGGACATTGAGTTGTTTGATGGATTTGCTATTGAAATTATCTGGAATAAAGCAAAGACAGCAATTTCTGAAATATATCATTTACCATTTCAAAACGTCCGCTGTTCTTTGGATGGTGATTACCTGTACGCTGATGATTGGACTGATAGAAGAGTGAAGCCTGAACACTACTATCCTTGGAATCCAAAGACCAGAGAATCAAAACAGGTTCTTTATTATAAATATTATCGAGCAGGTCAGGATATTTATCCTTTGCCTTCTTATATAGGTGCTTTGAAGTATATTGAGATAGATACTGAAATTTCAAATTTCCATCTTAATTCAATTAAATCAGGTTTTTCTGCACAGACCCTAATCCAGCTCTTCAAGGGGATTCCAACTCCTGATGAAGCGAGGAAAACCATTCGTAGGTTCAAAGATAATTTCACTGGAACAGACAATGCTGGTTCTGTAATTATTCAGTTTAATGACCCTAATGAAACTCCAAGTGTAGTTAACAACCTTGCTCCTTCGGACTTTGATAAATTATTTGTTCAGTTAAATGATACTGTACAGGAAGAAATATTTTCAGGTCATCGTGTAACATCACCGATGTTGTTTGGTATTAAAACAGAAGGTCAACTGGGAGGAAGAAATGAATTAATTGAATCATATGAATCTTTTCAAGTTAGTTATGTAGAACCAAGACAGGCTGAGTTGGATGAAGTGCTTTCTTCTGTATTTCAATATGTTGCTCCAGTTCAATTAAAAACAACTAATAGACCTCCTATTGGATTAGATTATGTTAGTTTATTTGAAAAGGGAATAATTAGCAGAGAAGAAGCCAGAGCAGAAATGGGAATGGTCGAAAATGTTCAATTCAAACAAGAAAATCCTTTTGGATGGAACGATGACGACGATATGGGTGTATTTGAAGAGTTTGGTTCAAGTAAAGAATCATTTGAAGAAGTTTCATTTGATTTTGCCAGTGCTTTAGGATTAATGATTTTGCAGTTTGTAAGAGGCAGTGGAATTGTAGAGGTCTCTGAGTTAGTAAGTAACATTAAAGCAAATCCTGAAGACATTGTTCGTGAATTAGAACGTATGAGAGGTGATGGATTAATCAATTTCGATGGAGAAACAGTTCAAATAACATCTGCAGGTTCAAATGAATTAGAAGAAGCCAATATTCAGACAGAAGTTGAAATTCGTTATGAATATGCAAAAGCATTTGGAATATCTGGAAACGAAATAATCCCAACAAGCAGAGATTTTTGTGTTCGCTTATCTGCTTTAAATCGTCTTTATACCAGAGATGAAATTGACCAAATGAGTTCGATACTTGGTTATGATGTCTGGAGAAGAAGAGGCGGCTGGATGACAATTAAAGGAACAAATACACATGTACCATATTGTAGACATCAATGGCGTTCACGTTTAGTTAGAAAAAAAATATAAATGGCAAACTTCGTTTATTACATATCAGTTAACTATCTCAAGGATAATACTCCTTTAAACGAGAACCTTGATGATAAACTCTTAAAAGCATCTATTAAAGAGGCTCAAGAAATATACATTCGAGACATAGTAGGTTCAGGTGTTTACGATGAACTTCAAGACCAAGCATACAACGGTACACTAACTGCTGATAACACAACCCTGTTAGATTCATACATCGCACCATGTCTTAAATACTACACGCTGGTGGAGTCAATGATGCCGTTAACGTTTAAGTTTTTGAACAAGACAGTAGCATCCAGAAATTCTGAAAATGCAACGCCTGTCACAACGGATGAGTTGACGATGATTGAGAAACGATACAGAGACAAAGCCGAATACTATGCAGATAGGCTACGAGCATATCTCAAAGAATACCCTGAGAAATATCCTTTGTATTTGAATTATGGTACTGGATTCGATGCCATAAAGCCAAGCAATACTGCGTTTTTTGGAGGTATGTATCTTGGTGGTACCGATGATGATTGTTATTTCAACTATGACTTCCCAGAAGAATAAATGGAGGCTAAAAAACGAAGCCAAATTGAAGAAGATTTATGACACTAAACCAAATCATAGCAAAATTCAGAACACAAGCGGAAAGTCACAAAATGGTCGGCAAATTTCAGGTCGGTCAAGAGTTTGACTTTGCAGTTGAAGAAGTAGAATATTATCCTCTTGTTTGGTTAATACCAAATGGATTCCAGTTTGATTCAGAAAATAAACTTGTGACTTATCTGTTCACTTTAATAATAGCAGACAGGCAGTTTGAGAGTGGAAGTAATACAAACGAGGTTCTTTCAGACACTGCTGGAATATTGCTTGACCTTGTAACTCTACTTAAACGAAACTACATAAATGATGAAGACTTTCAAATCATTGCGAACAGCACTGCTGACCCTTTTGCTGATTCAAGGACTGACGTTGTTGCTGGTTATGCAATCGACTTGCAGGTCAACACCCCCTATCTCGAATCCTACTGCGACATACCAACGTGATAGAATTTTAGTTATAAACAAAATCTATGCAGTGGACAAAAAAATTGACAGCATTACTCAAGTATATAGTGATAGCCTACATAGTGCTAACACCACAGAGGAATTACTCTCAATTTTCAGACAGTACGATTCACGAAATCAACAAACGACTGATTGAATGCATAGAGTGTAGGGAAAAACAAGCATTATACATTCAATTAGCACATAAGGATAGTATATCCCTACATAAACAGGCAACGATAATTACTAACCAAGAAAAAACCATTGCCAAAGAGAAAAGCAAAAACAAAATATTGAGAAACGTTAACGCTGTTCAGTTTGCTTTGTTCATATTGGCTTTAATACTATGAAAACAAATGTACACATCATCAGAAACACATTCGAGCCAAAAAAGGTATTACTCATCAGTGATGCCCATTGGGATAATCCAAAGTGTGACCGTGACTTACTCAGAAGCCATCTCGAAAAAGCAAAAGAAATCAAAGCGGACATACTGCTTAATGGTGACACATTCTGTTTGATGCAGGGGGCTTATGACCCTCGTAAGAACAAAAGCGATATTCGACCAGAACACAACAAGGCAAACTATTTAGATGCCGTTGTGAATGATGCGGTCAAGTGGTTTTCTCCTTATGCTCATTTGATAAAGGTAGTTGGTTATGGCAATCACGAAACGAACATACTCAAGCGGCAAGAAACAGATGTAATTGAACGTTTTGTTTATGGGCTTAACTCTAAAAATGATACCAATATTGAGGTTGGAGGGTATGGTGGTTGGATAGTGTACAACTTCGCTCAGAAGAATAGTAGCGGCAAAGTCAATTTTAATATCAAGTATTTTCATGGTTCAGGAGGTGGTGGACCAGTGACGAAGGGTACTATTCAGTTCAACAGGATGCAGACCTTTGTAGAGGGTGCTGATATGATTTGGATGGGGCATGTCCACGAAGACCACGAATTGACATATACAGTTGAAAGGCTAACCCAAAGCAACAAAGTCAAGTTGAAAGATATTCTAATGATTAGAACTGCAACATACAAGGAAGAATACAACGAAGGCAAAGGAGGTTGGCATGTGGAGAGAGGGGCAAGTCCTAAGCCTTTAGGTGGTAGATGGTTAGAGTTGCATCCTGAAAGAATAAGAAAAGACGGCAAAGATGAATTAAAAGTAAATGCCTTTACATACAAGATAAGATGAAGATAGACGTAAACTATATATTTCGAGATGACCAAGTCGACCCCATTTATCACAAGTTGGGTCTGGAGATGGATGCCGATGAGGTTGAAATTGTTGAGCGTGGTGTTATTGATTTGAGCAAAGTATCTGGTGCTGCTCAATTTTATGAAGTCACTCAGGTATTTATGGACAACGGGTTAATTTTTTATGTAGATTTGCAATTTGAAGAGTTTAAATATATATGGCAGACAGTGTGAACAACCCGACTCACTACAGCGGTGAGGTCGAGTGCATCGAAGCAATTAAATCAAGCATGAGCAATGAATGTTTCAAGGGCTATCTTAAAGGTAATATTATTAAATATATTTGGCGTTATGAGCGTAAAAATGGGACAGAGGACTTGCTTAAATGTCAATGGTACGTTAACAGACTTGTCAAAGAAATACAAAATGGGTAACATAAACAATGCAAATTTGGACTATATCCTTCGCTGGGAAGGAGGACTTTCTAAGCACTCAAAAGATAGTGCATCATCAAACTGTGTGCCTGATGGCTCAGGCGTTCACACGAACAAAGGGATTACTTGGGCGGCTTGGAAAGCACAGCACGGAGATTCAGAAGAATCAGTAAAACGCTTTTATGAGATGACTCACGAAGATTGGAAGTCTATCTACAAACTATATTGGAAAGGTATCAAAGCAGATGATATTGAATCGGATTTGATTGCTGAGTTCTGGGCAGATTTTGCTTGGGGTTCTGGAGTATATGGAGCAGCCAAGCAATTACAGAAATTTATCGTCTCAGAGGGTTTCTCTATTGCTGTGGATGGTAAGATAGGGAAACAGACATTAAGTACCTTAAATAGGCTGATACACATGAAAGGTGAATCATACGTCTATCTCAAGTCATACGACCATAGGGTTCAGTTTTTACAGCAGTTAAAATCATTTAAGTTTTTTGGGAGAGGTTGGTTGAATAGACTCCAAGACTTTCACGCTTATGCCAAGCAACAACTTACATAATACGACTATCGAAGGTAATGACCCTTTTGCTAACAGAATGAAAGAAGCACTTGGGTTTGCCGCAACTGCAGGTATATCTCAAGAGGAAGCGGCACCTGAAGATGAATTACAACGTATCATTCAGAATTGGGGTGAAGAGTTAAAACAACAGATGGTATCAAATCTGTTGAAGAACAAAACAAATGCTTCTGGAACATTAGCCTCATCAATAACCAACATACTAAAAAAGAGTCGAAACGGATATATATTAGAAACACAAGCAGAGAATTATGCGAACTTTGTAGAGTATGGTCGTAAAGCAGGTAAAAGACCACCTGTGGAAGCAATTATTCGTTATATACAAGAAAAGAGAGAGATTCAGCAGTCATCTATAATTAGAGATGCAAAAAATCGAATACAAGCAACAAAAAGCCTTGCCTTTGCTATTGCAAATAAGATTGGAGCAAGTGGAACAAAGAAACAACCATTCATCGTTCCAGCACTTAAAAAAGTAACCACTCAAATTCTTGCACAGAGAATTGGTGAGTATATGGCAAGAGAATAATTTTTTTTCTTATAAGTGTGGATAATTCTTAAAATGTGTGTATATTTACCACATGAACAAGTTTATCTATATAACCGAGCGGTATCTTGAGATAAGATACGCATTTCACACAATTCATTATGACCTAAAAGAATTTTCAGAATACTGGAAAGATAATTGGGCTGATGTTTATCCTGAGTATTTAGAAACAGATTCCAATGGTGCAGTACCTTCTAATGAAGATGAGATACCATACGAAGAAATCAGATGGGATTTAATGACTCCGACTGAGTTGTATGATTTTGTATCTGATTTTACTTTAAACGACCACATTAAAAACACACCTATAATATTATGAAAACAAGTAACGAAACAAAGAACCTTGTAAAGGCTTTATTTGACTTTCAAGGAAAAGTAAACGCTGTTAAGAAGACAGCAAAAAACGACCACTTCCAATCGAAGTATGCAGATTTAAACTCTATCTTAACTACTATCAATCCAGTCTGTCAAGAGTTAGGGCTACTGATTACTCAACACCCACACGATGATGTATTAGTTACAAAGGTTTATCACGTTGAGAGTGGAGAATGGATGCAATCTGAACAACTTTTAAGAATGAGGGATGCTAACAACCCACAGCAGTATGGAAGTGCTTTGACTTATTCTCGACGTTATGCACTGGCTTCTATATTCAACTTGAACCAAGCAGACGATGATGGAAATTCAGCAAGTGGTCATCAAGTAAAGGCAGTTAAGGAATGGCTTACACCTAAACATACAATGTGGATTCACGCTGTTGAACATATGAAAAAAGGTAAACCAATAAAGGATATTGAAGCCCAATACGCCTTACAACCTGATGTTAAACAACAATTAATGGATATAAGAAAATGATTTTTAATAGTGAAGAACAATGGTTAGAAGCAAGACGAGAAAGGTTTACTGCTTCTGAAATACACAAATTGATGGGTAAGAGCCGAACAGGCTCTACCCTTCCTAAAACTGCTGAGACATATATATATGAGAAAGCGGCTTGTATTTTATCTGGAATGGAAAAAGAAACTTTTGGTCGTGCTATTGATTGGGGTAAGGAATATGAAAAAGAGGCTTTTTTAAAATATCAAAATCTCACTTTTGAACAAACTGAATATTTTGGAGGTGAGAAATATATGATGTTCCCTTATTATGATTACGCTGGATATTCTCCTGATGGAGTTGGAATAGATTCAAAGTTTATCGTTGAAATCAAATGTCCATTTAATAGTGCTAATCACCTTTTAAATTTTAACATAAAAAATAGTACTGACCTAAAATCAATACGTCCAGAATATTACTGGCAGATGCAATTAGGCATGATTGCAAGTCATTCTGATTTTGGAAGATTTGTTAGTTATGACCCAAGAATGCCAGACTCAAAAAAATTATATATAGTTGAAATTGAAAGAGATGATGTAGAAGAACAAATCAAAACTCGTTTACAAATCGCTCATGTTAGATTAAATGAAATAATTGGAAAATGAATATACCTGTAATAATAGCTGTACCTTTTATAGTAATTGGTTTTATTTTTATGTTTTTCTGTGATGTAATTAAGAAAGATTACACTGAATGGAAAAAACTTGAAGAAGAAGTTGAAAGACAAGCAAAAGAATCAGAACGTCCACATGTAGAACCATTATACAGGAAGAAATATGGCAAAAGAAAAAAATAGTTTCCTCCTTTACACAGAACTTATTGAAACAATAGAGGAAATAACTAATGAACAGGCTGGGGTTTTATTTAAGCACATTTTAAGATATGTTAACGACCAGAACCCTGATGCACCTGATGATTTAACGAGATTGTTATTTATACCTATTAAACAAAATTTGAAAAGAGATTTACAGAAATGGGAAAGCATACGACAGAGAAATTCTGCAAATGCTCGTAAGCGATGGAATGCGACCGCATCCGAACGCATACCAAAGAATACCAAAAATGCCGTTAATGTAAATGATAATGTTAATGTAAATGAGATAAACACTTTAGATGAGTTTGATTTAAAAATGAAACAGAAGTATGGACAGTGAGAAATATGTATTGAGTTGCCTACTGGCAGACCCATCGACTCAGCGGTTTATTCCCAGATTATCAGAGCAGTGTTTTAATCCTAAACTACAACCGATTTTTTCCAGAATCAAAGAATTATATATAGATAGCCTTCCAATTGATTTGGTTACTGTTGCGAATGGAGAAGGGATAAATAAGATACAAACAGCAAAGATTCAGGGTCAATATTATACCAGTGTACACTTTGAACAACATTGCGACCTCATCAGGGCGATAGCCACTAAGAAACAAATCAAGGAGGACATCATTAAGATTCTGGAGAAGGACACACAACTTAAGACTCAAGTAAACAACATTCAGGAGGTTTTAAACAATGCAGGAGGGATTGAAGAGAAAGCCCCTGAGCCATTAGCAAAGGTCACAGGTGAGTTACTTGAGGATATGCTGGAGAAAGTTCAAAGAGGTGAAAATTTAACTGGTAATCCTTCAGGTTGGTGGTTTATAGATTCCTTTCTCGGTGGATGGAATAAAGGCGACCTTATTATTATAGCAGGTAGACCAGCGATGGGTAAGACTGCATTTGCTCTGGGAACAGGATTAATCTTTTCAGAGATGGGTAAATCAGTTCTTTTTATATCACTCGAAATGAGTAATGAACAACTTGCCGGGAGGTATCTTCAATATCAAGAGAAAGCAAAGAATATCCGTAGGGCTGATTTTTCTGAGTCTCAGTTGACTGATATGATTGACTGGTCTGTTAGACGAACAGAGGATTTTTGGATTGATGATAGTGCAAATCTTACTATTTCAGACATCAGGTATAAAGCACAACTGCATAGACAAAAGTATGGACTTGATATGTTAATAGTGGATTACATTGGTTTAATTAAATCTAAGAATAGCCAGAGGAACAGAGAACAAGAGGTTAGTCAAATATCACAGCAGTTGAAACTAATTGCTAAGGACTTGGGCATCACTGTGATTGCTTTGAGTCAATTAAATAGACAGGCAGAACATCGAGCAGACAAAAAGCCAATGCTATCAGATTTGAGAGAGTCAGGTTCTATTGAACAGGACGCTGATTGTGTTCTTTTCCCATTTAGACCTGCATACTACGAAGATGAAAAACCAGAAGTAGAAGATGCATTAATTATAATTTCAAAAAACAGACATGGAGGAACAGGAGAATTCAATGTCAAATTTTATCCAGAACAAACAAAATACAAATAAGATGGACTATCAATACGAATACATAAAACTTAAATCACAATTCAAAAAAACATCCAGAAGACAAGAGATTAGAATACAATCATTAAAGAAGGAAATACATAAATTGAAAATGAGGATAATCAATCCTTATAAGCCACATTATTATAATAAAGACCTAAATGAACTTATGGATATTATAAGCAAGGTCACATTTGTAACTAAAGAAGATATTATAGGTAGAGTAAGAAAGCAAGAGTTCGTTTTACCAAGAGCATTGTTTTGTTATGTGGCAAATGTCAATTTGAAGAAAACAAAAAGCGAAATAGCCAGATACATAAACAGAGACCATACATCGGTTATTTATTTTATCAAAAGATATCAGGATTACATTGATATGGAATACCAACCAGAATTAGAGTACTATGAAGAAACAATTACACAAGTTGAAAATGAGGTCAGGGAAGATTGAAGATTGGTTTATAGGAACACAAGAGGAAGTAGTTCGACATGCAAAAAAAATGATGAAGAAAGGATATGAAGTCATATCAATTTGCACAGGTGGTAAAGTTAAAATAACTTGTTCGTGAATAATAAGTAGATAACTTGCTTAGGTGTATTTACATATTTGTGTATTAATAAAGAACAAATCATAAACGATTTATCAAACCAAGATTGGTTGTATAAGGTATGCAAAAAATTCGCTCATGAACTTGCTGACGATTTATATCAAGAAGTGTTTTTGATATTATTGGAAAAAGATGATGATTGGATATTAGAAAAATACGAGAGTGGATATTGGAATGGAATTGTTATTCGTATTGCTCTTAATCAATGTTTTGGTGATTATACCAATTTCAATAAATATATAAAACAAACACCTGCTTACTATGATATACAGCAATTCAATATCGTTTCTGAAACACAAATCGACCAAGAGTATTTCTGGAAATCAATTGAGACAGTTATACAAGAGTTGGAGTGGTATCCCAAAAAGATTTTTGAATTATACAGATTTGGAGATGAAGAGAACAATATTAAACCACGTTCAGCAAGAAGTATCTCAAAAGCCACAGGCATCAGTAGACAAGAAATATTAAAAGTTATTAATCAAATCAAAGAAAAAGCAAATGAACACTTTATTGCAAATCATAGGGATATCTTGGGCGGCTAATTTATTTGTATCTCACATAGGCTATAAATATAAAAAGCCTTTTAGTTGTGAGTTGTGCATGGCTTTCTGGATTGGATTGTTTTATTTCCATTCACTGGAAGGTGTATTTTTTGCATTTACGAGTAGTTTGATAGCAGTATTGATAAATAGATATGTATGACAGAACAAGATAAACTATTCATCCAGACAACTATCAAAGCAGTGTTTGATAGATACCAAGAGAACAGAACACTCAGAATGAATCCATCAGACAACGTAAAACTAAAAGATATATACTTCAGGGAGTATGGACGCAACCTAACAGGATGCAGTATCTGTGTAGTTGAAGCCATTCAGAACCTTTTAAACAAAGCAAAATAATGCACGAATCAGCCTATCGACACGCTCAAGAGTTCTTTGACAAGTATTGCAAGAAAGACATTGAGCAAAAAAAGATTTTAGACATCGGCTCTCTGGATGTCAATGGTACACTAAAACCAATATTTGAAGAGGGAGACTACACAGGGTTAGATGCAGAGAAAGGCAAGAATGTTGGTGTAGTAGGTACATCACACAAAATACCATTCAGCAAAAACACATTTGACATTGTCATCTCAAGCAGTTGCTTTGAACATGATGATATGTTTTGGGTGTCATTCTTAGAGATGTGCAGAGTGCTAAAACCAAACGGCTATATGTATATCAATGCTCCATCAAATGGTCCAGAGCATAGATTCCCTGTGGACAATTGGAGATTCTATCAAGATAGTTGGTCAGCATTAGAAAAATGGGGGCAGTTTAAAAAACATAATATCAAATTAGTTGAATCATACATAGGTAGACCAAGCAGCCGAGCAACAGGTTTCGGATGGCTTGACTCAGTAGGCATATATAAACTTGAAGAAGCATACTAAAATATATCTAAAAGAAATGAACTACCATCCCACTGATTGGATATCCTGTGAGGTCTGTGAGCAGACAGCAGTTGACATTCATCACATTGAGGCTCGTGGTATGGGTGGAGGTAATAAGGATACTATTGAGAACCTGATGGCACTATGTAGAAAGTGTCACGTTGACTATGGTGATAGGAAAATGTACAAAGACTATTTAAAAGAAATACATCAACACAGAATAAACGTAAGACAATGAATGTAGAAGTAGTAAAAATCAAAGACATAAAGATGAATCCTAATAACCCAAGAGTTATAAAGGATGAGAAGTTTGAAAAGTTATGTAATTCAATTCGCAAATTTCCACGTATGTTAGAATTAAGACCTATTGTAGTCAATGACGATATGATAGTACTTGGAGGTAATATGCGACTCAAAGCATTGAAAGAAATTGGTTTAACTGAAGCCCCAATTATTAAAGCGGCTGACCTAACAGAAGAAGAGCAACGCCAGTTCATTATTAAGGACAATGTTGGGTTTGGTGAATGGGATTGGGAAATATTAGCAAATGAATGGGATTCAAGTGATTTGCTGGAATGGGGGTTGGATACTTGGAATCCAGAACAAGGAGACTTGGAAGATTTTTTTGTAGATGAAGAAGTAAAAGAAGAAGAGAAAAAGAATACTATTGTTTTAGAATATACAGAAGAAGACCACGAAATCATCTTAGAAGCATTTTCAAAACAAAAAGGTAGCAAAGAAGAAATAGTTTGGCGATTGTTAGGGTGCGAATGAAAAGTCAAGTAATCTGTAAAATACAAGTCGAGGGATTCCACAATTATGTGGGTGCACCTAAACAAGTTGAATTCTTAAAAGATATTCATAGACATACGTTTGAAATAACTTTTGCTTATGATGTTAAGCACCTTAATAGAGATGTAGAAATATTCATCCAGAGAGATGAAGTAAAAGATTATCTACACGAAGCATATGGAAACCCTTGTATGTTTCAAGGAATGTCGTGTGAACATATAGCAAAAGAAATACTTGAGTTCATTGAAGAAGATGGAGGAGCATGGGTTGAGGTTTGGGAAGAAACTACTGGTGGAGCCAGAATAGAAAAATGATAGTTCCAAATCAACAAAACATAAAAGTTCACTTTGCAGGTGCAGAAAGTTTGATAAGGTCAAACATTATTTTAAATGTATGTGACTCAAAGTATTCACTTTTTACAATTTTCCCCTATTTGTGTAATGAATTCGGAATCAAACATGGGTATCAAAATAAAAATACAGAATACTCAGAAATTGCAAAATTGAATTATCAGAACTCTAAACACACCATACAAGATAGTGGTTTATTCAGTTTGATGTTTGGAGCATATAAAGGTAAAAAGGATGAGGCATTTATTACAAAATGGTATGAAAAACTCGTAGAAGTTACTTCTTCAGGTAATTTTCAAGGTACAGTGGTTGAAGTAGATTGTCAAAAAGTTTTAGGGGTAAAAAAAGCATGGGAGTTCAGAAACAAAATGAAACAAGACCTACCAAACAACAGACAGATAAATGTATTTCATAAAGAAGATGGACAAAAAGGATTAGATAAACTGATTGAGTTTTCTGATTATATAGCCATATCTGTTCCTGAATTAAGAGCCTTAGGGAAAAAACAACACACAGAAAGATTAGCACATTATATTAAAAATAAAAAACCTTCTATTGACATTCATTTACTTGGATGCACTGAAAACAATCTGCTCAAGAAATTATCATTTTGTACCTCAGCAGATAGCACCAGTTGGGTTTCACTAAATAAATTTGGGTGGTTTAAATACAATGACGGGAAAACCACACATACTATAAAGAAATCAAACATCAATAAATCGACTTTGGAAAGTAAATATGGAAGGAAAATAAAACAAGCCTTAATAGATTCAAGAGTAAAAATATCAGATAGTTTAGAGTACTATCATCAATGTGATGCAATGCAAATTGACTATTTAATAAAACAATACACATACTACGCAGGAAATCAATCATGATTATTGAAAAAAAATATCACTTTTACGCAGCACACCGAAACAAAAATGCAGGTGAAAAATGCGGACGCATTCACGGACATACTTACAATGTAGTATGTTATTTTGAATTCAATGAAATGGAAGACGGCATAACGATGTTGTTTTCAGATATTGATTCATTAGTAGAACCAATAGTTAAAACCTATGACCACTACTTTATCTTAAATGAAGCAGACCATTTGGTTGAATTATTAGAAGCAGTGAGTGAACCATTTATTAAACTACCATTTGATACAAGTGCTGAAAACATGGCTATGTGGTTACATACTCGCATAGTTAACGAAACAGGATTACCTTTGAAAAAGATTGAGGTAGCAGAAACCAAATCATCAAACGTCATTTATGAAAAATAGTTTACCAATAGCAGAAAGTTTTTATTCCATACAAGGTGAAGGAATGACAACTGGCTATCCAGCAGTCTTTGTTCGATTGGCTGGATGTAATTTAATGTGTGGAGGAAACGGAACACAATT